AGCTCTACATCACGACTTAGGTAAGGTTGGTGATATGGATAAAGATTATTATGTACCACAAGAATCAGAGTGGCATAGAAAGAATCGTGGTGAGATATTCACACACAATGGTGCTTTACAATACATGACTGTTACGGATAGAGCAGTATACATTCTTAATCAGTTTCAGATTCCAATGTCAGAGAATGAATACATAGGTTTACGATTAGCAGATGGTATGTACGAGGATGCAAATAAGTCTTACTATATGTCTTATAATCCTGATTGGGCTTTGAAGTCAAACATCGCATATGTTTTACATCAAGCAGATATGATGGCTACTAAGATTGAGTATGACGAATTCAAACGTGGTGAGGTTGAAGAAGAAGTTAAGGTACAAGAAAAAGTTGAAAACATTAAGAAAGCAGTAACGATGGAAGAAACGTCAGACCAATTATCTAAAAAATCAAAAGACCTTTTTGATGAATTGTTTGGAGAGAAATAATGATACTTGAAATAATAATGAGTTGTATAGCTGTAACATTTGCTTACACAACTTTTAACTTAACAAGAAAAGTTGAGACTTTAGAAACTTGGATAGTAAATATAGAAAACGAAATGACTCAGGTGCAGATAGAAATGAAAGAGATAGATGATAAAGGTTATTTTGAATCCGATGATGAAGTTGGTGAAAAATTTTCACAAATAAATAAAGTAATTCAGAACATAGAAACCCTAAGAGGAGAAAATGCTAGCAATGCCAAGTAAACAACAAGCAAAAATAAACGCAATGAAGAAACCTGTTAAAGTTGTTAAGAAGAAGAGACGTAAAAAAAGTAAAGTATATTTTGGAACGCCAGTGCAAGAGGCAATCATTAGATACAATGAATCATCGAATCCTGCAGAAAAAAATAAAATTTATGCAGAAGAGGTTCACGCAGCATTTTGCAAGATGGCAGAAAACTTAATCCACACGTTTAAGTTTTATTATTTTGATTATCCTTTTGAAGAGGTAAAGAATGAGGTTGTTTCATTTTTGGTTATGCAGATGCCAAAGTATGAACCAAGTAAAGGTAGAGCTTTTTCTTATTTTTCTGTTGTTGGGAAAAATTATCTGATTCTTAATAACAATAATAATTATAAGAAGATGAAGATACATGATGACATTGTAAAATTAGATTACAAACGGAATGTATTTTCAGAATCAGCAGATGTAGAAAATAGTGAGTTCAATAGTGAATTCGTTGTACAGATGTTAGATTATTGGGATAACAATCTTACAAATATCTTTCATAGACAAAAAGATATTTTAGTTGCAGATTCTGTATTAGAGTTGTTTAGGAAGAGAGCACATATTGAAAACTTTAATAAAAAAGCGTTATACATTATGATACGTGAGATGACTGGCAGTAACACTCAACATATAACTCGTGTCATTAATTCAATGAAAAAATTCTACGCTAATATGTTAGAGGAGTTTTCAAAAGATGGTGAGATTGATACATCGAATACAGGTAGTATATTCTAGTGGGTTGGTTTTATTTCCATTGTGTTTTAGCGTTAGTTATACTCGTAAAAAATTACAATGGCACATTAGAAGATTCTTTAAATAATTTCGAAGAACGAATTGGTATTAGAACAGAGTTACCACCTAAAGAGACTGGCGATACTGTTCCATATTACATACCACCTGTAGAGGAAAAGGTAGATTCTACTTGGATACTACCTGAGAGGTTACAGATAAAAGAGGGGAAAGATAGTGGCAAAAAAAACAAGGGTTTATAAGTCACCGATTGGGGCGATTCCCAAAATTGTGAACAACATTAGTTTTAAGACACGGAATCAAAAAATATTTTATGACATAATAAGTGAAGACCAAACGCAATTAGTTTTATGTCATGGTATAGCTGGTACAGGTAAAACCTACATCTCTGTTTATAAAGCGTTACAAGATGTGTTAAGACGTGGGACAGGCTATGATAAATTAATCATAATCAATCCTACTGTGGATGTTGGTAACGAGGATAAGTTAGGATACCTACCTGGTGAGTTAGATAAAAAGATTCAACAATATAACGAATCAACTTTCACCATATTAGATAAGATTGTTGGTAAGGATAAAGCTACAAAATTATTATCCGATGGTAAGGTTGAGATTAGTGTATTGAATTTTTTACGTGGAGTAAATTTAGAGAATTGTTATGTCATACTCGATGAGGCACAAAATGTTTCACCGATGCAGATAAAGACCTTGATGACTCGTATATCAGAAAAGTGTAAGATGATTATACAAGGTGATATGAGTCAATGTGATAAGTACAAGACCAATGGTGTGACGAACTACGAGAAGAGTGGATTCTATGATGCGTGGTTCAGACTCAAGGGTACAAAAGGTGTAAATCACATGGAGTTTGATAGAGAAGACTCTGTAAGACATGAATTAGTTAAAAGGATTTTAAAAACATATGAGGATGAACATCTAATAGATTTAGAAAAAAATATGGCGACGTAAGGTTAGCCGCTATGGGGCTGTAGCTCAGTTGGGAGAGCGCCGCACTTGCACTGCGGAGGTCGCAGGTTCGATTCCTGTCAGCTCCACAAGATTGTTATGATAGAAATAAATAAATATAAAAATTACGATGAGATGTCTAAGTGGGTAGTAGAACAAATCAGAGATGCTATCAACTTTAATTCTGTAACAAAACATTTTACATTAGGATTAGCAACTGGTTCTACACCACTTGGTATATATAAATACATGCGTGATGAGACTTGGGATTCTAAAAAGGTATATACATTTAATCTTGATGAGTATGCCGACTTACCATACAACCATCCACAATCATATGAACACTTCATGGAAGAAAACTTATTTGCATATAAACAATTTAGATATAGTTATTTCCCTGAGAATGAAAGGTATGATGACATCATTAAGAACAATGGTGGTATAGATATACAAATACTTGGTATTGGTACTAACGGACATATAGCATTTAATGAACCAGGCTCACCAAGAGATTCTCTTACAAGGAAAGTGGAGTTAACAGAAAATACACGTAAGGATAACAGTAGGTTCTTTGATATTATTGATGATGTCCCAACTCATGCTTGGACTATGGGGATAGAAAGTATTATGAGAGCTAAACAAATTTATCTGTTAGCTAATGGTAAACACAAGAAAGATATTTTAGAGAAAGCATGTTATGGTGATATCACTTCAGACATACCGGCTTCCTATTTACAAGAACACAATAATATAGAGGTATTGTACTGTGATTGACAAAATAATGATTGTTGCTCATCCTGATGATGAGGCGTTATTTGGTGGGGCTGAATTACTATCCCATCCAGATGAATATAAAGTTGTAGTATTAGATGAGTATCAGAATGATATAAGAAGAAGAGAGTTCTTAGATAGTATGAGGTTTATCGGTATTCACGAATACGAACATTGGACTGGCTTCAAAGGTGCTGAGGATTATTATAGGGAAAAACTTATATATGAACTACTGAGAGTTTTAAGGGAAAGAAAATATACCAAGATAGTAACACACAATACCGATGGAGAATATGGACACCCGCGACATAGAGCTTGTCACGATGTATTGTCACACCTTAGACCTGAGAAACTATGGGTGTTTGGTAGGGGTGAAAAATTAGATGACGATATGATAAAAAGAAAAAGTGATTTATTAAAGGTATATAAATCACAAGTAGAAGTTTTAGATTGGTTTAATTGGGAATATGAAACGATAAGAAAATTTCAATAATAAATGGCCCGTTCGTCTAGTGGTTAGGACTCAGGATTTTCATTCCTGCAACAGGGGTTCGATTCCCCTACGGGCTACATCGCCATCTTAGCTCAGTTGGTAGAGCAGTTCATTAGTAATGAACAGGTCGTCAGTTCGAATCTGACAGATGGCTCAGAAAACAAAAAAGGGAAGCTTTCACTTCCCTTTTTTATTGCCCTACATTGATTGTAGGAATGTAGAGCTATTCCGTCCTACTTGCGAAATAAACCCACCAACACCAATAAGGCGACAAGCCCAGCGAAGCCTGACTCGCCGAACTTATTAATGATGGATGTGAGGTTACCTATAACGTTGACGCCAAAGATACCAGACCCAAATATTACTTCAGATACAGCACCTATAGCCACAAAAGACATTAATAGATGAGCTAAGTCATCTACATATCCTTTGACCATTGTTACGACTTCCTTCATGGTTTTCTCCCGTTAGTTAACAAAAAAAAAGGTCACACGATTTTTTAAGAACCGAGTAACCTCTATAATAACTATATGGTTGATAAATAAAAATTCACGATATATATTTATATATTAGTATTTTTTTTGATTTATATATTTATAATTGACAACACATAGGTAAATCATGGCTATAGATTACGAAATCTTTGATGGAAAATCTCTTTCCTCACTATTCAAAGATATATACGATAATACAGAATTTAACAGAAAACAGTTAGAAGTTCTAACTAAAGAGCTCGTGCAATTTATTAAAGATGGTGACACGGCTGTTCAGATAGTTCCTATGATAAAGGAGTATCTTGAAATTAATGTTAAGAATGATGACCAACTTGTTAAGATGGCTGGAATCGTTCAGAGGTTAATTTCTACTGAACAAAAGGCTGGTAGTGAGGATGAGTTTGGTTTATCTGAAGAAGAAAAGAAACAACTCTTATCAAACATAGAGGACACTGTTTTAGATATTCAACAAGAATCAGATAAAATTCACACGAGGATTGATGATATGAAAGCACCAGATGGCATATCATAAGCAATTATTTCCAGATAAGAGAACAAAGCGTGATGGTAATTTAGCGAAATATAACGCTGATTTAGATAAATATGTAAGTGATAGAATACAATCTGCACAAACAGAGTTTCATGAAATTGAAGCATTTGAAGTAACCGAAATATCAAAGGAAGTTTATGGTGGTGTCAAGGGTGTCTTTATTGATGAGGATTCACAGACTGTCAAAGGATTTGGTCAAAATGAAGATATCGTTTTATGTCTAAAACCTAATTTTACACAAATACCTTTAGTAGGTGAACACGTTGCTGTTATTGAGTTCAACAATAAACACTATTACACAGATATAATAAATAGACAAAATTCACCGAATGAAAACGCTCTAGCTGGCACGTCGGGTTATGACGAATTAAAAAAATATGGTGATACATTTCAACGTGATAAAAGCATAAAGCATATTGATATAAATGAGGGTGATATAGTTTTTAACAGTAGATTTAATGGTGGAATTGTTTTAGGTTCAGATGATAATAAAGCAGTAACAAAAATTGTTGTAGGTCATAAAAAAGTTAAGAATAATCTATATTCTCAAAATATTGATTTCGATGATAGTTCAATATATCTGATGTCTGAAGGAACCGCCACAAACTTAAATGGTCAACGAGTTGAGGGAAAAAAAGTCTTAATTAAAAGTGATGACATATTTATTACTGGAAGAAATAATATATTTTTAGAGGCAGATGAAGTTTTTATAAATGCTAAAAAAGTTGGAACTATAAAAATGGGTGACCCAAGAGCACCAATGGTTCCAACCATAAGAGGTGATGTGATGTTAAAATTTCAAAGTGATATTTTGACACTATTTTCTGACATTCAACAAGTATTAGTCTTATTAATTGCAAATCCAGCGGTGTTTGTAGCGAAAGCTAAAGCACTAGTTGATAAAATAGTAAGACTGACTGAGGTAATTACGAAACAAACTTTTCTTAATAAACAAGTGATGACGGCTAATCCAGATTTTAAATTACCTAAATTAGAAATACCAGATTTAGATTTACCAGATGTACCAAATATAAAAGTACCAAATTTAGATTTACCAGATTTAGATTTACCAGATGTAGATTTAGGGATATCAAAAGAAGACTTGGAAGACATTACATAGGAGAAAATCATGGCAAAAAAATTAGATACTCGTGAGTATGAAGCAGAATTAATTAAAGTTGTTGATGGTGATACCATTGATTGTTATATAGATTTAGGTTTTGATATTAAAATTAAAAAAAGAGTTCGTTACATGGGTATCGATACTTGGGAATCTCGTACAAGAGATTTAAAAGAAAAAGAAAAAGGTTTAGCTGCAAAAGCAAGAAATAAAGAATTATTAGAAGCTGGTATTTTCAAATTAAAATCATTTGGTACAGGTAAGTTTGGTAGAGTTTTGGGTGAAATATTTGTATCACCAGACTACGTAGGTGAGCACATTACTGAATGTATAAATAGTGTTGAAAGTTCTATAGACTTATCAGTAGATGGTTGGGTTAGCGTTAACGATATTCTTATCGAAGAGGGACACGCTTACGATTATCATGGTGGTAAGAAAAAAGATTTTAAAAAAGAGATTACCGAAGAAAAACAAAAACAAGAAGAATCTATTAAAGAAGTCTAAATAAGAAAGAGGGCGTTTTAAAATGACAAAAAAAGACCTGATAAAAATAATCAGAGAAGCAGTTCGTAAAGAAGTCAAAAAAGAAGTTCAAAAGATATTTATGAATGAAACAAAGACTAAAACTATCGAACAACCAAAACAAATTAAAACTTCACAAAAAAAATTCACAGATAACAAAGCACTAAATGACGTGTTAAACGAAACTGTTGGATTGAGAACATCAGAAAAACAAACTGAAGAATATCCAACATTGGGTGGTGGAACATTTGATTCATCAAAAATGGCTGAGTTAATGGGTTATGGAAAATCAGACGAAGTCAAAAGAGATATGGTTGCGATAGATACTTTGAAAAAAGCAGGTAAGTCTGTTGATGACGTACCAGAAGCAGTGACTCAAGCATTAACTCGTGACTATAGTGATTTAATGAAAGCTATCAATAAGAAAGGTAAGTAATGTCTGCAAGACAAAATGACCTTAACGCAAATACATTTGTGGGATTATCATTTCCACTTAAAGGTGATTCATTCAATGACTTTGCTTTAACAAAAACTTCTATTGAACAATCAGTTCATAATTTAAGAAATTTATTGTTGACGCAAGTTGGTGAAAGAGTATCACAGCCTGAATTTGGTAGTCGAGTAAGAGAAATTTGTTTTGAACAGATTGATGATGAGTTACCTATAAAAATTGAAACTGAAATTAAAAGAGCAGTAGCACAATGGTTGTCTTATATAACAATTAACAGCGTTGAAACTTTAACAGAAGATGGTGATAGGAGTAAAGTATTTGTAAAAATAAAATTCGTACCTGCTCTTAGTTCAGAGGAACGAGAACTTTTACTAAACGTTTAACGGATAATAGAATGGCAAGAACAACAACTAAAAAAAATAAAGTTAGAAGTATAAATTATCTAAACAAAGATTTTGATGATTTCAGAAATAGTTTAGTGGAATACGCTAAAACATACTTTCCAAACACCTATAATGATTTTAACGAAGCTTCTCCTGGTATGATGTTTATTGAGATGGCATCATATGTCGGTGATGTTTTATCTTACTATTTAGATAGTCAATTTAGAGAATCACTATTACCCTTTGCTGAAGAGAAAAGAAATGTTTACAATATAGCACAATCGTTAGGATATAAACCTCGTATAACTTCACCATCTAACGTGGTTCTTGATGTATTTCAAACCGTACCCGCCTTAAATGGTAAACCTGATTACAGATATGCCCTAACAATCAAAGCGGGAGCTAGGGTAAATTCATCAACTAATGGAACAACGTTTAGAACCTTAGATGATGTTAATTTTAAATTTGATACCTTATCAGACCAAAGGATAACAACAATATTTGAAAATGATGGTGATACACCTACTAAGTTTTTATTAAAGAAAAGAGTTAAAGCAGAGAGTGGTGAGATTTCTAAAGAATTCTTTTCATTCGGTTCTGCACAAAAATACACACAAATTAAATTAGAAAATCCTGATGTGATACAAATATTATCATGCACAGATAGTGATGGTAATAAATGGTATGAGGTTGATTCATTAGCTCGTGATACTATATTTGAAGATATTGAAAATAATTCTACTAATGACCCAACATCGGTTCTTAATAGAGATACGTCACCACATATTTTAAAATTAAAAAAGACATCTCGTAGATTTACAACTTTTATTAATGAAAATGATGAAACAATTTTAAGATTTGGTGCAGGGGTGTCTGATAATCCTGATGAAGAGATTATACCTAATCCTGATAGTGTTGGTTCTAATTTACCTGGTAGTCCAAGTTTCTTAACACAAGCGTTTGACCCAAGTAATTTCTTAAAGACAAAGACTTTTGGTTTAGCACCAGCGAACACAACGCTAACTATTGAATACGCTTTCGGTGGTGGAGTTGATGATAACGTTAATAGTGGAGACATTACATTTAAAGGTGGTCAAACTTTTGAAATAGATAACCAAAATTTATCGTCAACTTTAGTTCAGGCATCTAAAGACTCTCTTGCATTTACTAATCCAAAACCAGCTACAGGTGGAGGTGGTGGTGAAACTGTTCGTGACGTTAGAGAAAACGCATTAGCATATTATCAAGCACAACAAAGAGCGGTTACAAAAGAGGACTATATTGTTAGAGCATATTCTTTACCAGCCAAATTTGGTAACATAGCTAAAGTTCACTTAGTACAAGATGACCAATTAAACAAACCAACAGATGAGCTGGATAGAAAGGTAACTACTGACGATGTTAATAATGGGTTGACAATTAAACAATTGACTGCAAGAGTTCCTAACCCATTAGCTATGAATATGTATACTCTTGGATATAATTCTAATAATAATTTAGTACCACTATCCACTACAGTTAAAGAAAATTTAAAAACTTACTTGTCACAATATAGGTTAGTTACCGATGCAATCAATATAAAAGACGCTTACATAATTGATGTGGCTATAGATTTTGCAATATTGACAAAAGTCGGATTCAATAAAAATGATATTCTCTTAAGATGTATCGATAGAGTAAAAGATTACTTTGATGTCACGAAATGGCAGATAGGTCAACCTATAATACTTTCAGATATAGTTTATGAATTATCTTTGGTTGATGGAGTTTCTAGTGTTGTTAATCCATTGGTTGATGGTCAACGAGGTAAACAACAAATAGTAATAACAAATAAATTCAAACCATCCGATGGTTATTCTGGCAATGCTTTTGATGTTGAGTCAGCGACTATAAATGGTGTAATTTACACAGCGTTAGACCCAAGTATTTTTCAAGTTCGTTTTCCCGACACAGACATAAAAGGAACTGTAGTTGGAGACACATTAGGTATTACGGAGTAACATAATGCACTTTTTTATTTTTCCAACAAAAGACGCAACATTATATCAAGATAGTGGAAGTCAGAACACAGGTCTTGATGAAATTTTAGAGATAAGAAAAGATGTCAGTATAGCTGGCACAACAATAGATGTATCTCGTGCTTTAGTAGAATTTGACATGACAAAGCCTGCCCGTCTGGCAGCACAAAACCCAACTAAAGTTTTTCGTTATTATTTAAATTTATTTGATGCGAGACCATCAGCGTTATCTGTATCACAGAGTTTGTACGCTCATCCAATAAGTGGTTCTTGGGATATGGGACAAGGAAAACTCAACGACAATCCAACGACTACTGAGGGTTGTAGTTTTAATTTTAGAGATGGTGCGACAGTCGGAACTAATTGGATTACAAACGTTAGTGGTTCTGGTGGAGCTTGGTTCGAAGGTAGTGGCTTTGAAGCTTCTCAATCACTCACCCATAAAACAGAAGATATCAGAATGGATGTAACTGATATCGTTAATAATTGGATAGATAACGTTATACCAAACAATGGTTTTATTGTAAAACGAAGTGGAAGTTTAGGTACGATACAATCTACGGATGATGAGGGTAGCACAGATAGATTGGGTAATTTATCATTCTTCTCATCTGATACTCATACAAAATATCCACCAACACTTGAAATAGAATATGATGATTCGGTTTGGAATACAGGCTCATTGTCACCATTGAGTAGCACAGAGATTGAGGACTTAGTAGTTTATATGAGAGGTTTAAGACCTGAGTACAAGGAGAAAACAAGAGCTAAGTTTAGAGTGATAGGTAGAGAAAGATTTCCTACAAAAACATTTGATTCAACACCAAGTAATTTATCCGTAAAGTATTTACCAAGTGGTAGTGCTAGTGGAGATGGAGCATTTTATTCAATCACAGATGCTGAGACAGAAGATGTAATTGTTCCCTTCGGTAGTGGTTCAAGAATTAGTTGTGACTCAACTGGTAACTTTTTTAATCTTGATTTAGATGGTTATCAACCAGAAAGATTTTATAATCTGTTATTTCAGGTCGTGAGTGGTAGTGGAACTAATGACGAACAAAAATTAATACTTGATGAGGGATTTTCATTTAAGGTATCAATCTAATGCCATACACAAAAGACCAACTTGAAAAAGGTAAAAGTTTATTCTATAATAACTTTAGAGAAAAGATTAGAGCAGAATATTTGAATAGATTATCTGGCTCTGCAGAAAATGATTTTCGTACTACAGAAAATGTCTTGTTATCATATGAAAGAATTGGTGAACCATTAGAGGGTATTGAAACAATAAATTTTGATGAAGAACAAGCTGTATCAATATATGAAAACTTTTTACAATCTGAGCAATTAGAATTAAGCAAATCAAAACAAGATAATAATTTACCTATTTATTTTCGAGGTAACTTATTAAACAATATAATTAATAGGGACATAAGCGAACTACTAACTTTTGTTGTATCGACAGACTTGCCAGATGGTATAGAGGAAAGCGATGTCGTTACTAATGATGACCCATTTGATAAAACAAGATTTTTAATAGAGGATGGACTAAAAAGAAAATTTAGAAATTTAGGTGAGTTTTATGGTAGAGGATTTAAATTATCAGATTTAAAAACAATTACAAAACCAGAGTTAAATTCTATAGTAGATGGTGAGGACTTATAATGGAACAGCGTTTAGAAGAAAAAGATTTTGATATATTATATTCGGGTAAAACTGTTGACACGGATGATATTGATTATAAATATATTTCAAGCTTTGCTATAGATAGCGAGGATGATTATGTGGAAGCTCTTATCCATGATTCAGAACAAAATTTTATACAGAGTGTGATAGTTGATAAAAATGATTATACTTACAATGAAGTTTTAGGAAAGCCAGATGTAAAATTAAATACAGGCACAATACTACGTAAGTTAGGTTATGATAGAGGTAGATATGTTGTTAAGTATAATTTTCTAAGAAAAAAGGCTGGTTCATATGAAAACATATTAGTCGATGAAAATAGTGAAAGATATGTTGGTGACTTTCATGTCATGCCTGATGGAATTATTATGGATGGCGCATCACATGAAGAAACAACTGGTAAGGTTTTACAAGTTAAAGAATTAAAATATTTTATACAAGAAATATCACCAAGTCGAAATGAGATAAGAATAGTACCACAAAAAATAAAAGATACTAAATACATAAACTCATTTGTTAATTTACAACAAAGAAATAACCAATATACTTTCAAGGAGAGTGTAAGTTTACATGAACCCCCTCAATCATCAATAGCTGGCGATTCAAAAAAAGTATATATTTCAGATAAAGAAGCTCTAAGAACATATATGGAGGGTGGTACTTTTTTTATAAACAATTCTTTCATAGAACAAGTAATCCCACCAACACCTCCAACTGGTGAGGGTAACTTGTTTGAAGAGTCTGATACAGCTGGTACAGACCCAATCGTCGTAACATCACGCTTCGTGGTATTAGAAGAGACAACTACATTTTATGCAAGTGGGGATAAATCTTTAGATTTTATCTACAAACAAATTACTAACAATGGTACAAATAAAAATGTGACTGTAGATGATATTTTACCAGTTGAAGATAATTTTAATTTTCAAAATGACAAAATAATTAAAAATGTTATTGGTGCAAAAACAGATGGTGATAATATTTTTGATAAGATTACTAAGTTTAGAAGACCAATAGAAGGTCAGCCTATTATACTAACATTGGGTAGTATTTCAAATAAACCACAAAATGTAGCTTTCGAATATGAGTGGACTATATTTGGGTATGATAGAAATAGATATGGTAAGGGTAAAGATGAACAACATAGATATGACCCAATATCAGGTAGAAATGGTGGTGTAGGTACTGTGATTATACAAGGTGAGACACCAGGTTCGTTAACAGCGATAGGTACTGATAAAAAGCAGATTACCATAGAGATTTATGGTGGTGATGTAAGATTGGGTGTAGCGTTGAGAATCAGTAGACCAGCTGCAGATTTAGAGAGTAGTGTGGCTATACCTCATGCTATATTTGTGGAGTAGTTAGATGGCTAATAAACAATTTAAAGTAAAAGGTTTAGAGGGTATTGACAATCAGGTCACACCTACCACTAATATCACAATTGAGATAAGCCCAAGTGTATATGGATTTTTTACTACCAATACAGAGGTAATTTTTGAAATTAATGGTGTTCGCACAGATTGGCCGATGGAAGATGTACTGCCCGCAGAAACATATAGTTTTACCCCTCAAGAATTAGGATTAGCTGTAAGTAATCAACCTTATGAGTTAGAGTTATCGTACGAGGAGCAAAGCAAAGATGAACAAGGTGGTGATACTTTAGGTAGTGTAATTATTAAAGTGGTTGGTATTATTACACCAGTAGATGACCCAAACACTTACATACTAGCCCCCTTTGTCAGTAAAATAAATAAGATAAATTTACAAAAGGGTGAAATACAATTAGAAAGTAGTTGGAATGATTTCCAAGAAGATGTAGCGCTTGAACCTGCAGTTGGTACAGCACCTGCGAATATTTTTAGAAATGCTAAAATATCTTTTAAGGCTAATGAAGTCAGAGACCTTAATACCTATGTTAATTTTGGAGATGACAATAAAACACTAATCACTAATCTAAAAGCTGATAAGGAATTATTTCCTGATTCTCCATACTCTATAGTCTTAAAACTTTATAAGCCTCTTCCAGATGAAATAGAAGAAAAAGATAGTTTATTTGTAGTAACGGAAGTCTTACCTCAACTTACAGAAACCGTTGAATTAGTACCTTACGAGCAAGAAGACGAAAATGTAAATGTTTTATTTACACCTGACCAAGTAAATGTACAATCACCAATATCAAAAAGACAAATAATTTCTAAAAACAAAGAAGACTTGATTGGTGCTGATAAAAAATTACAACAAGAAATATTAGATAAGTTTTTATCGGGTAGTGATAAGCCAGTTAGTATGAATGTTGATTATTCAAACTATGAAGAGTTTGTTAATTTTAGTTCAATTGAAAAAAGACTTGGTAATTTTAAATACAAGTTAGAACAAATACAATCCAATACCGCTCTTAGTGCATCTAGTGTATCTTTATCGGGTGGACAATCTGATGCGATTACTTATGAAAATAATATTAGAGAAATTAAAAGAAACTTTGATGGTTATGAAAGTTATCTTTATAATATAAGTTCATCATTTGTAACCAGCTCTGCAGAAAGTAGATTAGATACCTCCGTACCAAAGACTGGTGCAGGAACGTTTGCTGACCCTTATCTACCAGTAAACACGACCTCATCGCTATTTACAAATTGGTATGGTTCTAGCGCTTCACGGACAGGTCAAATATATTCTGCATCTCTATATGATAAGGAAAACCCAAATCGTTTAGTAAACTTATTACCTGAACACATATCAGCTGATTTTGATAATAAACAATTTTTAGATTTTATGGACATGGTTGGTCAACACTTTGACGAATTATGGTTGTACATAAAATCCGTAACAGATATAACTGATAGACAATATGATATATCAGATGGTATATCCACAGACCTAATTTTTGCTGTCGCTAAATCATTAGGTTGGGATACACAAGATGGAAAAGATTTATTAGAGCTAAGTAGATTTGGATTTGGACAAAAATTAACTGGTGATTCATATGAATTATATACATCAGGTTCATTAGACTCTCCAGCTGAAGGTGACATATCCAAAGAGATTACTAAGAGATTGATATCAAGTATGCCTTATATTCTAAAATCAAAAGGTACTTTGGGTTCACTTCGAGCAATCATGAATTGTTATGGTATACCAAGTTCTATTCTTAGAGTTAGAGAGTATGGTGGATTACAATTAGATAATCAAAAAGCAACCTTTGATATTGGTAGGAGGTTTACACGAGCATTAGGTTTTAGGGGTGCACAATATGTAGAGACATCTTGGGATGATACTAGCAAAGGAATTAAGCCTGAGACTATTGAATTTAGATTTAGGTCTGTATCTGGCTCCGACCAAATACTTGTACAAAAAGATGACCAATTTGCTATAAAATTAAAAGATAATGGTTCAGCTGATAACAATGGTACAGTATCATTTATGTTATCTGGCTCTGATGGTTACAAGGAAATAAGCTCTTCATTGTTGCCAGTATTTGATGGTGAGTATCATTCTGTTATGTTGAGAAAATCAAGAATTGAGGCTGAGTTATTTCCTCATCCATCTTTCGAAGTAGGTACAAATGAGGGACTTTTTAACCCACCATTTATAACTGGTAGTAATAGTGCAGAGTTTGGTAGAATAGAAATAGTCAGTAGTTCTAATTTTGCAAGAACAGGCACAAAAAGTTTATTACACGAAAACACTTCCGATACAAATACATCTTATACATTCTTTTATAGAAATCCAGATGCGAACCGCTTTCCTGGTAACTCAGCGAGTATAACAAATGTAAGTGAGGGTCAGACATATCTATTCTCTGCCTATTGTAAAGCATCGGCTAGTTTAGTTGACTCAGTTGCCTCATTAACATTATTTGAATTAGACAGTAATGAAGAGGTTGTGAGTTGGACTCAAGAATTTGAAAACACGAACTTTGATGGTGGTATCAAAGGTTCACAACGAGTTGGTGTAAATGAAAATGAATGGAAACAAATACAAGTTAGAAAAACAATCAAGTTTCCAAATACTACAAAATTAGGTATAAGATTTGAAAACAATAAACCATCTTCTTCAATCTATTGGGATGATGTATCAGTTCGTAGAGTAACTGCGAATAGTGATAGTATAGATGATACCTTTAATTATGACTTATTTGTCAAAAAATATGATAGTGGATTAGATAGAATAAGATTGGCATCTAAATCTAATATGATTATATCATCTTCGGTATCAGAATCATATAACGCGGCTTGGACTGGTAGTGGTGATTTGTTTATAGGTGGTAATACAACTACACCATTTAGTGCTAATAAATTATCAGGTTCATTGATGGAGTTTAGACTATGGAGTGAGACGTTAGAAGAAGAAAGATTTGATGTTCACGTTGCTACACCTAAATCATATATAGGAAATACCCCATCTTCATCATATGAAAATATTGCTAGAAGATTCTCTTTTGATGACAATACAACATTAGCAGCTGGTGGTTTTATTAGAGATGTAAAACCTGACCAGACAAATACACAATCAGGTAGTGCTCAAGGTTTTGGTGGAGTGAATACATTTGAAACGGTAATCGATAAAACTAAAACATTAGTTCCGAATCATGGGCCAAATAGAAGGATGTCTGATAAGATACGTATAGAAGATAATTATCTGAGTGGTAGTGGTGCTAATCTATCCGTCTCCCAAAGATATGATTATAGTTCTAATGATACATCTCCGTTGGATAGTAATAAGCTAGGAATATACTTTTCACCAACCGATGTTATTAATGATGACATTGTATCTTCATTTGCTAATTTAGATTTTAACGAATTAATTGGTGACCCAAGAGATGTATTCTCTGAGGAGTATAGTGAGTTAAGCAGAGAATCGGATAAATACTTTAAGAAATACACAGGTAACAATAACTTTTTTGAGTACATGAGTCTTATTAAAAAATACGACCAAAATATTTTCAAACAACTTAGAAAGGTTATACCTGCGAGAGCTAAAGCAAATCTTGGAACATTAATTGAAAGTAATATTTTTGAAAGACCAAAGTCACCTGTACAACAAAGTAATCCAACAGTAGAACAATTAGATTTACGAGATACAATTAACGTATCAGTCTTAGAGCAAGAAAGTGAGACAAGTGCATCAATTGTTTCAATAGAATCGGAGTTTCCTAATTTTGAAAGTACAATAACAGCAGGTAATGATTATGTTGCTAAACCAGCATTGTATAAATTTGCAACTAACTTTAATCTTGAAGACCCTACACTTTATGTGAATGGTTCAACAAGCTATGGTGGTTCGGATAGTGTCTTTCAAGAGATTTCTGGTTCAATAATACTTGACAATAGAAAATCATTAATCAATCGTGAGTTTAGATATTTCTATACAAGTGCGGCTGATTTTGATAATAGTAACATTTACTCATCTGATAATTTAGAAAATTTATATTCGTCAAGGTCATTGGTTGAAACTGACTTAGACACCAATTACAGAGATAACACTGCTTTTAATAATTTATTCTACGCTGGTGTTAAAAATACACGAGACACAACAATTGATGGGGATTCACCTGTGATAGTTAGAAGAACCGCACCAACTGTAGCAATACCAGTTGATGGTGTAACATCTGACTTACAGGTTTTAGACGATAAGTAGAATTAAAACAAAAAAAATTAATTAGAGATATTTATAATTGAATAGTTATAATACATTAAATCTTGGAGATAAAAATGGGATTTTTAGACAACTCAACAACGACCGTAGACGCAATACTCACTACGAGAGGTAGAGAGTTATTATCATCTGGTGAGGGATTAAATATTACAAAATTCGCTCTTAGCGATGAAGAGGTGGATTACACACTTTTTGACGTTACCCACCCTAATGGTACAGATTCTTACGGCTCAGTAATCGAAAACATGAATTTATTAGAGGCTATACCAAATCGTAGAACTTTCAATAGTTTCTTAGTGGATGTCCCATTAACGGGTGCCGGTATAGTTGTTTCTAATTTAACAAACTCTAACGTAGCAGGTGGTGCGGTAGTACCATTGTCACCTACATCAGATGGTGATGAACAATTTGTATTCACTATATCGAATACTAATGTAGTTCGTTTCCAAGGTGATGCTTTATCTAGAAGTGTACGTAGGCCAAATGTTACGCTATTAGCACAAAAAATAACAGAGAGTGCAACAGCAACAGTTTCTATATTAGGTGTCAATACAGGCTTAACTTCAATTGTAAGTGTACAAGTCAATAAGACTGAGGGTGCGTCGATAAATCCAGACTCACCAGAAAAAGATAACCTTGACCCCGCTACCGGCGTTGGTACTGGATATGGAGGTTAATAAATGGCAACTTTTAAAATTTTAGATAATCAAGAAGATATCGTAAACAATAGCTCGATTGTAACATCAGGTGTTTTCCAAGATGGTGTTTCAAGTATAACTACTTTTTCTACATCAAGTGTACAAAGCGGTAGCACAGGTGACTATAGTTTAGATGTTTATAAGTTCAATCCACAATCCAACGCATCAGCATCAATTCAGTTTGGTGTAGCATACGGACACTTTCAAGGTAGTGGTTCAGTCGGAGGTGTTGGGGTCGCTGGTGAAAGACCATCAGCAGCTGTATATGGACAATTTAATCAATTAATTAATCCTCCACAAACACAAAAGTTTACTTTTGGTACACATGAGGCAGACGACATATTAGTGTTAACTTTCAATCGTGCAAGAATTAGAGAAACCTTGCAAAGAGGTGGTTGGGAATTACACTTAAGTGGTAGTGGTGTGCCTGGAGTGATAAAACTAATTGATGATTCTTCAACAAACAAAGGTGGTAATACAAGTAGAAGAAATTTCTCACCAGAGTATAACATCGTTAGTGGTAGTTTAACTGGCGGAACAACGATAAGAGATGAAGCTTCTGATGATAGCACATATGGTACTTATGGTTTATTTTATCCTGAAATTGGTACATTGATTTTAAATTCAAATCGTATTGAATCACAAATAGTAAAAGTTGGTACTAAAACATCATTAATCGGAAGTGGTTCTAATTCTGATGGTGGGAATAATGACGCTTTCTATGAGACAATTAAAGGTGGTGCGTTCTTCCAAGCTAAACGAGAAGAAACAATCTCATCACGACACTTCTTCATTAGAGCTACCTCAAATCGTTTCAACGCAACAACAAATGAGTCTTACTATACCGAATCAATAGCCGGTGTTAAGAGAATTATACCTGGCTTACAAAACGACCCTAAAACTTTTATAACGACTGTGGGTTTATATAACGACGCTGATGAGTTATTGGCGGTTGCTAAATTAAGTAAACCAATTATTAAATCTCGTTCAAGGGAAGCATTGATTAAAGTAAAACTTGATTTTTAAGGGTTAGGTCATGTCGTTCAAGAAAAGTCTTGAAGAATCAGATAAGTCCAAATCATCCTTTCAGGTTCATAAGAAGTTTAAGTTTACTGAAGCCGATAGCGGCAGTGGTGTATTCGCAATCCCTATAGTTCAAGGGACTGATTCTAATCTATATAATTTTTCAACCGATACTGCAGATTCAAAGACTGTTTCTGATAGTGTGTTTTATAAGACACCTAACTACGGGATGATTAATAACTTATATTATAAAGATATAAGGAACATGGGCGGTTATATAGATTTAATTCGTGGAGTACCTACATCATCACAAGCTTTAGTTGAATATGATTCAGAAAGTGTTTTGGACAACACAAAAAAAGTTCTACGTAGACCTCACACACGACAACTCGGAACAACAGCTACTGTAATATCTTTACCACAAAAATTTTACGGAGAAGGTATAAAACCTTTCTCTGTATTAGTGACGGATAATAGCACAGACTCTACCTTATTATTAAGAGACGATGGCAGAGGTAATCTATATGATGTAGCTTTCTCTGCGAGTTATGCTAGTAGGTCACCTATCGCAGCGGGCAGTGGTAGTTTAGTAGGTAACGTATTTTATACCGATGGCTTTGTTGTTATAACTGAAACAAGTGAACCATATAACACAATTGGAACACTTGAGGGGAGTGATGGTTTTTCAGTAGAATTTAAATCTACAAAAACTATTTATGAAAGAGAATATCTATGTTCGATAGATGAAAATGAATTTCAGTTTACAAACAATAAAAGTGCTAGAGTAGGTCGTAGTGGTAGTATCGAGATAGCTTATGACACATTAGCTGGCCTGAACACTTCAATAGCATATACTGCATCAACCTCATCCATCTCAACAGAATATCCTCGTGTAGACTATGCAACATTAGGATATTCCACAAGCTCCTACGATAAAGATGGATACAATATTGGAAAAGAATTTATTGGTGAAACCACACACAGTGAATTTTCTCCTTATGTCACAACAATCGGTCTATACAACGATGAAGACGAGTTAGTGGCAATCGGTAAACCTGCCAGTCCGATAAAGAATGAAAAGGATTTATCACTCACATTTGTTGTGAGATTTGACACAAATTAATCCCCCAAGCCATATTTTTTCAAGATATATATAATATTTATATAGTGAAATAAAGTCTATACTTTTTAGTCTAAAAGGTTACTAATTTTTTTGAAATATTAGGAGATTTACATTGCGTAAATTTTTATTGACTCTGTTAATGGTTATGGGTTTTGCATACTCTCAGACACCAATTATCAGACTCATGCAATCGAGAACATATAAGACACCAAAGTTTTGGTGGAGAGACCAAGTGACTCAAGACTTGAGAACATACTTGGCTGACGATACCTCAACCCCTGCCTATAAGAATAATAACTTTGACGCTTGGAGAGATTCTGTAATGACAGTAGCCGTCACACTTGATGACAATGGTGCTAGTGTCACGGCCTTTCGTTTAGATTTAGTGTTCGATAATGATTTATTTACTTGGGACAATACAACAACTACAGGACACGACTCGACGCGGGTTGAAAAGGGAGCTTATATCGCTGGTTGGACTGAGGGTGATAATGGAGAGAATGGTCATCATTATTCATATGAGGTAACTTGGTATAACAACGTTGGTTATACAGATGGTATAGCTAGTGCTGGTAGTGAGAAATCAGCTAGTGATAGTAGATATGATTGGTTGAGAATAACTATGGTATCACACAACGGAAGTACACATACTTTCGGTAATGGTGATGGTAATCAAACAGAATTATTAAAATTACATTTTAAAGTGAATGACGTAGCTGATAATTTTAATGCTAGAAGTTTTAGGGTAGCTACCGAGTATGAGAATAATACTGGGTATTATACTTACGTTACTAATGGTAATTACGCATCAGCGTATAAGGTTTATATTGATGGTAACTATGGAACTGAATCAACTAACCTTGATGGGGCTAGAGGTGATATAACACTACACCCAAAATTATTGGATGTTGAAGGGTACTTTAGATATGCTGGTGGTCATGGCAGAGCGGCTGGTGAATCGTGGAACACACAAGCGGAAAATACATATCCGTATTGGAAGATTAAGTTTGAGTTAGATAGAAATGAAGCTAACTTTAACCCAAGAATAACAAATTGGTATAACTTAGAAGATATTGCTAATGATGCTAATACAGCTGACGAGGATGGAAGTGACGATGTTATCGGTGACCACGCCTCCACATTTAGATTTAACAAAAAAGCTCTCAATGGAAACACCGCATCAACTGGTGATGCTACTTTACCTGGTGAGGGATTCTTAGGTATATCATATTATGATTCTACTTACACCGATGATAAGGGATATTATAATATTCAGTTACCAAGAAACAATAGATATCGTATGTCATTCTGGCCACCAGATGGGTCTGACGGAATACCTGGTCATACGATTCTTGAGTTGGATAGGGATGACATTACAACTGTAGCTGATGCTATAAAATCGTTTAACTTTCAATCAAGTAAACATAAAAATTATAATGCAGGTGGCACACGTATAGATACCTTGACTGCTATAGAATACTTGATAGGTGATGTCGATGGTGATGATAAGTTTTTCTTAAATGACACATACATATTGTGGTCATACGTTTCAGGTATTATGAGTAACTATACGCACCACAACGGAAACTCTTATGAGGATTGGTCTACAATAGATAACTTTAATGGTAACAATACAAGTTACACATACTATCAAACTGTTAATGGTCAGTCAAGACCACAGAAATATGAGTTCACGGTTTATTGGGATGAGACCACGATAGCAGAAAAGTCGAGACTTGACAGAACAAATGAGAATCCAGCTTACTTTGTAAACAATAGTGCTGGTTGGGTGGATAGTTTGAAAGCTCCAATGACTGTAACAAAGGCTCTTGTAGATGCTCAAAAAGCATTAGATGTATCCGGTAACTTTGTTGGTCAAATAGAAATATTAAACCCTCTAATGAATGATGCACAAACTGGTTTAGATACATTACATTTAGTATTGGGTGCTGGATATTCTGAATGGCACAAGGATAGATTATATGAACGAAATAATCAGAAGGGTAATCCTGACTATCTGATGCCTGATATTGGATATTACTTTACTGGTGATGTAAATACTACAGGTACAAAAGTTACAGAGAGTGGTGGTGACGGATATCAAAATGATATAGCTTCTAATATAATGTATCATAGATGGAAAGGTGTTAGTGCACCAGGTCATCATGTGAATAAGTTTAATCCTACCGCTGGTTCTTTGAACAAAACAAAAATAGACTCAAGTGTTCAACCTGATGTTTATCTATCGTTACCTGCAGACTCTACTGTTAGGGTACAATCTGGTAATCAAATCGAAGTACCATTAACAATCATACCAAATGATAATGTTATTGTTGCTGGTTTTGAGTTTGAGGTAGAGTTTGATACTAGAGCGTTGAAGTTTATTGATATGAAAACCGACGTATTACCTGGCCCTTGGATGACCTATGTAAACGTACATGACCCAATAGCTGGATGGCAAAAGGTTTCATTTGGTGGTATCGATTACTCACCTAACAATGCACCAGAGACGTATCATATAACAGCAGAAATGATAGGTCTTAAATTATTATTTGAGGCAGAGTTTCCTGAAGCAGAAGAATTATACACAGCACCTATTAAGTTTGTTGGTAAGAGTGCGGCGTCGACACCAAATGGTGAGGACTTGATTGTACACAAGAGTGATGGGTATGTCGAGGTATGGAATAAGTATTGGGCATTTGGAGGTTCAAAGCCAGATAGTGAAAGTATAACATACAATTATCCGAATCCATTTAAAGAAAATACAGTATTTCAATTTTACTTAAGTGAATCACAGAACGTAAAGTTGTACATTTTAAACTCAATGGGTCAGAGAATCGGAACGTTATTAAACGAGTATGTATTTGAAGGATTACATACCTTTGACTTTACAAATGAACCAAGCATTTGGATACCTGAGATGAGTATTTATGAAAAACATCAAAAGTTAGAACCTGGTGTTTATATTTTTGTATTACAAACGGAAAAGAGATTGAAAGCTAATAAATTTACGGTGGTAAAATAATGGATGAATGGCAATTCTTTTTAGCATTAGCTATAATGTTACCAGCATTATATTGGACATTGAAGTTCATCGTGTGGTTTGCTGAAAAGGTAGAGAGAAAAAAATGAAAAAAATATTCTTAACATTACTTCTTTTTAGTAATCTATTTGCACAAGCAAATAATTTACTTACGATATCTCCGTCTGCGCACACGAGTTCGATTGGAAACGTAACGTTACCAATGATGAGTCCTGCTAGAAATCATATTGATAATGATAAATTTACTTTTACGAGGGTCAATTGGTTGGGTAATATTGTCGATGATATGAACTATATGCACTTTAATTTGGCTAGAGGTTCATTCGATGTATATGCATTAATATTCAACTACGGACAACAATTAGAAACAGACATAAGTGGTGTGGTTACAGGTAGGTTTTCACCTATGAGTTCAGTATGGGGTGTCAGCTGGGGAACTGTGATAAAAGGATATAACGTCGGTGTAACTGGTAAAGTTTTATCACATGATTTATATACACAAAAAACACACGGAACCGCATTTGATGTAGCAACATACCTACCAAAAGTTTATAAAGATTTAGATGTAGATGTGGCTATAAAAAACTTTGGATTTGCTCCAACATTCGGTACGTATAAAACAAAATTACCAACCAGCTTGAATGTAGCCATGACATATCCATACAAACAATGGATGTTCTATGAACAACATAATATTTATAATGGACACGTAACATCTGGTATGGGTGCTTCATATAAATACGAGGTAAAAAACCAGGCAACAATTTTAGCTAAAGCTGGATATTATTCAGATAAGTCGCATGAGTTATCATATCCTACATTTGGTGTGGATTTAAAGTATGACAAATACTTTATAGGTATGAGTTATATTTATGGAGACCAGACGTTACCAGTAAGTAACACATTTAGATTAACAATAAACTTGGAGTTGTAAAATGCCTAAAAACGTAGTAGATGCAGAAGCTGCAGTCGAAGAAATAAAAAATAAAAAGTTTGGATTATCAATCCAAAATATCATAGCGCTTGTAACGGTTTTATCCACAGGTATCGCAGGTTGGTATTCATTTACTGGTCGTATCGATGGATTAGAAGAAATCGTTGAAGGCTTTGCTGAAGCGAGTGATATAGAATTAGTGACAACTAAACTTGATAAGTATGATGAGGATTTCAAATATCTTCGTGAAAAAGTTGATGGTATGAAAACACCTAAAGTTAAGTCTTATGATAAAGATGTAGCTAACTTAAACAATGAAATCAAAAATCTAAAAAGAGAAATCAAGAAGTTAGAAAAACTACTTAAAGACCCTTTATCAGATTTTAGATAGGAGATATATGGGAATATTAGAACTCATAGCTGGTTTAATTATCGGCATTTCGATTGGTAGTTTCGACAGAGAACCTGTCTTACCAAGCGATAGTACAAAAGTTTCTCAAGCGTATTACAACGTATATTATGATGTACATTTTAGAAACTCATATTCAGACCTCTATTGGAACAAAAACTATAGGGATTATTACTATGGTGTAAATTATTATGTAGACACACCTAAATATGTTTACATCAAACCAAAGAAAAAAAGAAGTGGTGAATACAGAAGACGTACTAACAATGGTGGAAGTAAAGGTGGATACCGAGGTGGTGGAAGTAAAGGTGGTAACCGAGGTGGCGGTGGAAAAAGTAATGGTGGTAGAAGAACCACAAGGAGAGAATAATGAAAGATAATAAAAAGTTTTGGATATTATTTGCTATAATAATAGCATTATCTGTAGGTACACAATTAGTTGGACAAGAAGTCGAAGAAACTGCAGGTGAAAAAGTAGTAAAAACAATTCAAGATTGGGATTTCAAAAAATATGAATCCGCTCATAAAAGAGCACATATGAAAATGAATCAGAAACAAGGTGCTCAAAAGAAACAAATGGTGGTGAGACAAGCTCGTAAGAAGATGAGAACACGTCGTATGATTCAGACATTAGTTGTTGCGGGTGTTTCATATTACATCGGATATAAAGTCGGTGAAGATTCTTGGATGGATAAGAAAAAAGATGGTGGTAAAAAACCAATTATATGGAGAGACAAATGATAAAAATATTACCATTAGTATTAGTATTCTTTGGTTGTGCGGCTTCTGTATCAACCGAGCAATATGTCGGTGAGTATGAAAAACAAAAATCATTAGATGAAGTTGAAGTCACAAAAGTTGATGGTTTAAAACTATATGATTTAAAGTTTAATAAGGAGTTAGAAGAAAGATATCCTGAACTCGCTGAGAAGAGAGTTTCTATGGGTTTGGTTCAAGAACTTCAAAACGTGATATCTTATATCGGTAGATTTAATCTGATAGAAGCCGAAAGAGATATGCAACTTTTAATTATGAATGATTTGAAAGCTAACAAAGCCAAGATTACAAAAGCTAAATATTCAGCTAGTGTTAGTATTTATGATTTCGGTGTTAACTTAAAAGAAGAGATAAAAGCTGGTAAGGTTGAAACAATCAACGAGACTTTTGTCGGTATTCAAGTAAAGTTGATTAATAACGAGAACACACAATATGTTGTCGGTAGTGGTAGAGGAACCGCATCGACTATAGGTAAGGGGTTTCTTATGAATCCAAATATGGATTGGAACCAAAGTTCTCTCAGTTCCGCATCAAATAAAGCTATGGAGACAGCCGTAGTCAATGTTATAAAAGCTATTGACAGACGAGGTTGGTAATATGAATGGGGCAGAGGTTATTTAGTTTTTTATTTTTGTTGAGTAGTATCTCTGCCCAATCATTCTTTTATAGTTATATAGACCCTTGTGAACAAACAACAGTTAGGACATCCACAAGTTTACAAAACGGCACAGAGGGGTTTCAAGTCACGTACTACAATCGTACAAAATTTTTCACATTAGAACAAGTCATAAGTGGTGAGTTAGAACAATGGACTCAAAATGTGTATAAAGATTTTGAGAAGTTATTTCCTTGTGCAGTCAGAGTGGCTGAGGAGGTGCTATCATCTGTTATAGCGGATAACGTTTCTGAACAATTTACTAAAAGTGATATTAGTAATGACCCAACACAGGTCAACTATGCGATTCGTTCTACAAGAGGTGAAGAAAGGTGGATAACACAATTTAATAGTGTGTACACGGCTACATCATTCGATGGTAATAGTAGACACGATGGTAACTTTAATTTTACTGATGATTTTAAAAAAACATCTCTTACATATGGTAGAGGTTTTAGATTTAAAGCAAAAAAACAAAATGTACAATTATCTGCTAGTGGATTGACCTATCAGACTTTTGAGGGGTGGGATTGGTTATTATCGACATCTGCAGCTAAATCATTACAAAAGAAAAATTCACAAGCTGCAGTATTAACTGGTAGTTATGGAAGTGTGAGTGGAGTTGGATTTGGTAATATAACAGCTTTGTATGCTATGAGGTATCCTGCAAAATTCACGTTTGGTGAGGTGACGTTCTCAAACTACATAGCTTATACACTATTGAGGTATTATGAGGGGAATATTGATGGTGGTAGATATTTATTATTGAGAAGTCCCATTATCTTTTTTCCAACCATCTCGTTTGATTGGAAGATTGGAACGGCATTCACATTCAATGTGGGTGTATCAATGGGATATAATACCGTGGTAAATGATTATGGTAAAAGAAATCAAACCTTTTCAGTATTACTTGGAACTTATTTTTAGGAGACAAAAATGAAACGTAGATTTTTAATTTACTTTTTACTTGGGTTTGCTATGATGGAAATAGCATCAGGTCAAGGTGAAATTATGCGTTCAAGATTAGAACGTGAAAATGAACGTGATAAACAAAGAAAAGAACAAAAAGAATCTGCATTACCACAACCTGCTATTTTAGGTGAGGATTTAAGAATACCAACACTAAAGATTAGTGAGTTTGTTAAGGTATCTGAAAATACAGGTATCACAGATAATAGGACTACTATGGGTGTTCGTCAGTTATTGGAGGAGGCTTTCTCTGATAGTAGGTATCAGTTAGTAGCTGATGACAACGCAGATTTTATAGCGTCAGCTGAGATTGTTTGGGTTGGAAGACCAGACGAAGCATTCAGTATCATCGGTTTGTTCAGTCGTAGAAAGTCTGAGACTGAAGTTCGTATGAATATTTTGGTTAGAGAGGTAGCTACGGATAAGGTGGTATCAAGTAGAGGTGTTGGAACAATCCAAACAGATATATCTGCTACAGGATTACAGATTGAAGAAGACCTACCTTTTAACCAAAGTGAGTTTGGTGGAGCTATTAGAAAAGCTATAGACGAGGCGATGAAGCAATACAAATGATTAAACTTAAAGATTTATTAATGGAATCCACTTATGCACCATCTAAACAAGCTGGGCCTAGTTGGATAGATAATAAGTGGTATCCCGCTCACACAAAATCCGTATTGAATTGGGTTCGTCAAAGAGATGTGATTCCTCTAACACCATCGGTTGTGGAGAAAGCTCTTGGTAAAAAAATACCTGTAAAATCATTTCACATTACAGGACCAGATGGAATACGACAACTTAAATATGTTCTCAATAGAAAAAAAACTATATCTACATTTACAGCAACTCACGAAGATGAATCATTAGCTAAAGGTCGTGGTGTTCAAACAGGTATGGGTGGTATTATTTGTTATGTAGAGGGACATTTATTAGCAAAAAGGTCTATGGATTTTGATACAACACCTGATAAACAAGGTCGTAGATGGGTAAAGGCTTGGCATGTGTTTGATAAGGATAGTATGATATGGACAAATGCTTTAAAATCTTCTAAACTTGATTATGATAGTATTAGTGATAAAATGACCGATATAGAGAGAGAATATCACGACAGATGGATGTTACCAAGTGATGACCCTAATAGGATTAGTTATGATGACTATAAAGAGCAAGTTAAAAAAGCACAAGGGCCAGTCATTAACAAATATGTAAAAGATTATATTGATGTAGCAAACAAAACTTTACTTAAAAATAAAAAACTATTCAAGAAGAGTTTGATTAATTCTAAACATAATAAAAGAACTGCTTGGTGGAATGAACTTCTTGTTTATGATACAAAGATAATAGATATATTTGTAATGCAAAGAGTATTGGATAATAGTGTATTGGCTAAAGTTGAAATAGAAAAATTATTATCAACAGCAAGTGGTAACAAACCAATTACTATCGGTTCACCTGCTCAGTTTAGAAAATGGTTCAAAGAACGAAAAGGTAAAATTCACAAGGGTTAATAATGATGAAACATTTAAAAGAAAATAATATAGGATATTGGAAACATTGGTGGAGAGCCATGAAGATGAGTGGAGCTTTATTCATACACGCTTGGTTACCAGATGTTTTATCTGATTATGCAAGTAAGGAGTTATCTAAATGAAAAAAGAATTTGTTATAGGTGTATTGTTAAACATAGCAACTGTTCTTGCAGTTGTTGGTGTCCGTTATTATTATGCTAAACAAGAAATGGATTTTTTAAAAGAAGATTCAGTTAGACAAGAACAACTTATCCAAGAAAATGAATACACTATAGATACTCTTAAAACTGAAGTGGTGAAATTAAACAACCACGGAGCAAAACTTGTAAATGAAATACAAGATATAAAAACAAAACATTACGAAAGAGTTCGTTGGGAAAAAGAATACGAACAAAGAATTGATAACCTAAGAGAATCTCTTGATTCAGTAAAATTTGAGATATCTTTAGGTGAGAGTGGTTTAATACCATTTGAAAAAGAATTTGGTGTACAAGATAATTATTTAAGAATCTTCGGTCGTACAGGCGTGAAGATAAAAGATAATAAAATCTTAGACTCTGAAACTGATTTATCTTTTGATGGTGAAATAAATATAGGAGCACCTGAAATAGAACAGATAGGTAAACATGAGTTCAAGGCTGTACTACCAAGTAAATCCTTTGATGGATTGAGACTTACGGGTGGAGAAAGTAAACCTATAAGTCTAAAACCACCAAGAAACCAAATATCTTTTGGGCCAATGGTTGGAGTTACTTATAACGCGGTTACAGGATTGACAGAACCTATATGGGGTTTTGGAATAACTTACAACTTAGTAAAACTTTGGGATTGGAAATAAAATGGCTTTTAAAGATATATTTAAAGATGAAAATGAGTTTAATGAAAAAACAATCATTGGATTTTTATCATTCACTATCATGGGAATGTATAGTGCAGTGGATTTAATAACAGGTTATATGGGTTTAGATTTACCTATTAATGACTTTGTTTATAATAGTTTTCTATATATTACTTTAGGGTGTTTTGGTATCGCTGGTGTTGAAAAAGTAATGGGTGGAAATAAAGAAAATGGTAAAAGTTGATAATTATAGGTAGAGAATATGCCGAACAGAAATGCGAAAGATAGAAAAAGAAAAAGAATTTTGACTAACAAAAAATTGGCTAGAGAAGGTAGAACAGCTAAACAATATAAAAAATGGTTAGAAAAAAATGAATCAAAAAACAAAACAGGTATTGGAACTTATAGAAGATAATAAGTGTATCTTCTGTGGAACTTACACAAATGAAGACCTACGAAAGTGGTTTGGTAAAGGTGGTGCAGGTGGTTCTGGCGGTGGAGGTTGGGATAGGTATTCCTCTACTGGTAAAAAACTAGGAAAATGTGGTGATGGTGAAGAGGGTGGAGCGTATGCAGCCTGTCTATCAAAGTCAAAGGCTAGAAAACTTGGTAAAAAGGGAATCGCAGCATTTGTCAATAGAAAAAGAAAAGCACAGAAAAAAGGTGGTGACCCCAAAAAAGGTGGTGAAAGAAGTAAAGGGCAAAAGACCATCAAGGTAAAAACAGGTGCATAGATATCTCGTAGAAAAATTTGATTGTGGCTGTCTTCACTTATATGAAGTTGTTAAAGAAAAAAAGTGGAGTCAAAAATATAAGAAAAGTATTGATTGTAACAACCCAAAAGGTTTTAGTCAAAAAGCACATTGTGCAGGAAGAAAAAAACGAAAATAGGTAATAATATGGATACTTATAATAAATCAGTTCAACATCAATGATTCCACCACGCGACTTGGGGGTCTCCTAAGCGAAAAAATGAGGGTGTCGGTAAAGTAACTTGGCACTCATTAAGTGAAGATGGTAAAGTTGAAATTGTAGATATACAATTCGGTAATAAACTTTACAAAAATGTAAGTGTAAGTAGACTTAATCCAACTGATGAGTCGTCACACTCACATCCAAGAAAAAAGAGAAAAAAAATGAAAGTTGATGAACTAAAACAAATAGTAAAAGAGGCTTTTATAGAGGAAAAGTTTGAGATGTTCTTTGAAAAGAATGTTCCAACAAATCCATCAAAATGGTCTTACTATAAATCTCAAGCTAAAAAGAAGTTTGATGTATATCCATCAGCTTACGCAAACGCTTGGGCAGCTAAACAATACAAAGCCGCTGGTGGTGGTTGGAAAAAAGGTTAAGCATGAACGAAAAACGAGGAACTTGTTGGGTTGGATATCAACAGATAGGCATGAAAGAAAAGAATGGTAAGATGGTGCCTAATTGTGTTAAAGAAGTTTACGATATCTATTGGGAAAATCAAAATGAAAGTTGTGGATACACTTTCGAGTTTGAAAAACAACCAATGGAAGAGGCTGAATACCAAGGTCGTAAAGTTAAGCTCAATAAAATAATGCAAGGTGATGCTAAGAAATTTAAAGTTTACGTTAAAAACGATAAAGGTAATGTCGTGAAAGTAAACTTTGGACAAGGTGGTGATGCCAAGGGTGGTACGATGAGAATACGTAAATCAAATCCAAAAGCTCGTAAATCGTTCAGAGCAAGACACAATTGTGATAATCCAGGCCCAAAGTATAAGGCGAGATATTGGGCTTGTAGAACTTGGTAAAATGATAAAAGTTAGATTCACTAGCAGTGGTCAACAAATATCAAAAGTTTGTAACACTTGTAAATGTCACATTGAAGATTTAACAATAGAAGATATTATTGTTAAACCTAAATGGGCTAACTCAAGTAATATGACTTTCAAATATAGTAACGGAGAAGACATCACAAGGACAGAGTTACCTAGTGATTTAAGTACCTGTACTTGTGAGCATTGTAATGATTAAATTAGCACAAATAAACGAACAAAAAGATTCCAAACACGCAGCAGGTATTGCCTACGTTGTGAATGACGAGTTATTGTGTGTTCAAAGTACGAGTGGTAGATGGGGTATCCCAAAGGGTCATCGACATATTGATGAAACACCTGAAGAAGGAGCTCATAGAGAGTTTACTGAAGAAACCCAAATTATACTAAATCGTGATATTGAATTATCCCATGTTGCTAAGAAGAACAATGGTGGAGACTTTCACGTTTTTATATGCAAGGGTGATAAAAAAATAAATGCACATATAAATCATGAACATATGGCTTGGGGTTATTATAACACAATGAATCTTCCACAACCATTTGACGATAGAGTATTAGGAATATTAGATAATTTATATGAAGCCTCTACAACTGCAAATATAAAAGGACTAAAGGGTGCAACAGGTTTTATCAAACCAGAAGAGTGGCCATCTAAACTAAAATCGCTTAAAAAATCAATCACAGACACTACAGGTTATTTACTATTAGAAAGAATAGACTACTTGGATACAGCAGAAAGATTAGTTAAAAAATATGGACTCAAATCTAAAATAAAATTTGCACGTGGTAAAGACATGGCGGATTATAATTGGGTTACCGATACGATAAATTTAAGACCATCATATCCTACAGTCAAACAATTTTTAATTACAGTATTACATGAAATCAAACATGCTCTTGATAGAAAAAAGATGGGTGCAAAAAAATACGAAAAAGCATACTCCATGGCAGGTGAGATTGCCGTCCAAAAAGGTGGTGATTTTCACGATGATAACAAGTTTGAGGAGATTGCCGAAAAGTGGGGTAGACGTGAGTATGCTAAGTTGAAAAATAAATTGTAATTTGAGCTTTTTATTTGATATTTAAATAAGGTTACTTTAAAAACCAAAGAAAGAAAATAATATCCCGATGAAATCACGTTCAGCTAAGAACAAGGGTAAAAGGTTACAGAATCAGGTCAGAGACCTTATCCTCGAAAAATTCCAACAACTAGAAGAAGATGATGTTCGCTCAACTACAATGGGTGACAGTGGTGAAGATATACTTTTATCTCCCGCCGCTAGAAAGTTATTTCCTTTTAGCGTAGAGTGTAAAAATCAAGAAAAACTAAATATATGGTCTTCTTTAGAACAAGCGGAAAATAATAGTGGTTCTCACGCTCCTTTGTTGATATTTAAAAGAAACAGAACTAAAACATATGCTGTTTTAGAATTGGAAAGGTTACTAGAACTATTAGATGAATAAAGTTGTTAATCTAATAAATAGAGTATTAGGAAACAATGGTATTAAGCTCAAAAAGACGGATGAGTTTATGTATTGGTCTCCTTTCATATCTCATCATAAAAGAAAACTACAGGTAAACATACACACTCAGAAGTGGCATTGTTGGGTTTCTAATGTAGGTGGTAGAAATTTATTTCAGCTATTTAAAAAAGTTGGTGCCTCAAGAGAACAATTTTCTGAGCTTGTAGAGTTAGTTGGTGAACCTAAGTTTTATAAAAAGAATAATCAAGATAAAAAGACAGAGTTAGTAAAATTACCTAAAGAATTCAAACCTCTTTGGAATGGTGGTGATGGCATAGTAAAAAGACACGCCTTAACCTATCTTTATAAAAGAGGTATAAACGATAATGATATAATGAAACATAATATAGGTTATTGTGATGAGGGTAAATATTCAAACAGAATAATAATCCCATCTTATGATTCTAACGGTCAGCTGAATTTTTTCGTGGGTAGAGATTTCTATAATAGTAAGTTAAAATATCTAAATTCATTTACTTCAAAAGACGTTATTGGGTTTGACTTATTCATAAATTGGGATGAACCAATTATATTATGTGAGGGTGTATTTGACGCTATGGCATTTAAAAGAAATGCTATTCCACTATTTGGTAAAACAGTATCCAAAACCCTACAGAAAAAAATAATTGAATTTGGAGTAAAAACTTTATATTTAGCTTTAGATGATGATGCAATGTCAGATACTATAAAAATAACAGATATGTTTTTAGGTGAAGGTATAGATGTTAGGATAATGGTTTTAAAAGATAAAGACCCTAGCGATATTGGTTTTAAAAAATTAATAAAAAATATACAAATGACGCCAACAACTAAATTTTCTGATTTAATGAAATACAAACTAAAAGGTTTTTAATTTGCAAAAACTTAACGTCCCCTTTAATAAATTAAAATACATACACCACATTTCAGATATACAGATTCGTAATCTCAAAAGACACAAAGAATACGAAGAGGTCTTTGAAAGAACCTATAAAGAAATAGAAAAAAACAAAGATAATGCAGTGGTCTATATCGGTGGTGATATAGCTCACTCTAAAACAGATATGTCACCAGAATTGGTTGACCAATTATCAAGGTTGTTTAAGAATCTATCCGACATATGTCCAACCATAATAATTGCTGGTAATCATGATTGTAATCTAAACAATCTATCTCGATTAGATGTCTTAACTCCGATAGTCGATAATTTAAATCACCCTAATCTACATTATCTAAAAGATAGTGGCGTTTATAAGTGTGGAGATGTTTCATTTGTGGTATGGGATTGTTGGACAAAAGAAAAAGACTTTATTCTAGCGGATGATGTTGAGGGTGATACAAAAGTCGTACTATTTCATGGAACTGTAGATAGAGCACAAACTGATTTAGGTTTTCATCTCCCATCTGATGTGCATATTGACAAATTTAAGGGTTATGATTTAGCCTTACTTGGTGATATACATAAAAGACAATTTCTGAATGATGAGGAGACAATAGCTTATTGTGGCTCACTCGTTCAACAGAATCATGGTGAGGGATTATCACATGGTTATCTATTATGGGATGTTCCTACACGTAAATCAAAATACATTGAAGTACCAAATGATTATGGTTACATAACACTTGATATAGATAATGGTGAATTGCCTGTCATAGATAAAATGCCTAAAAAGGCTAGAGTAAGAATCAGAGCATCTAATACCCAACCATCAGAACTTAAAAAATGTTTAGCCATATTACATAAAAAGTATGGTATAAAAGAGATGGTTGTTACACGAACTGACGCTTTGTATAGTAATGATAGAGTTAGAAATGATACAATTACAGTTGGTGATATCAGCGAATCTGATGTACAATTTAATTTGATTCAAGAGTATCTAAATAATAATCATCACGTGACTGACGAGGTTTTATTAAAAATTAAAAACATTAATGAATCTTTAAATCAGTCTATACCTGAAGAAGAGGTTTATAGAAATGTAAATTGGAAAATTAAGACTTTTGAATTTGAGAATATGTTTAGCTATGGTGAAGACAATAAAGTAGACTTTAGTAAACTAAATGGTGTTGTGGGGATATTTGCTCCGAACGCATCTGGTAAATCATCTCTCTTAGATGCCCTTTCATTTTGTTTGTTTGATACCTGTACACGAGCATTTAGAGCAGAGAACGTTCTAAACAACAAGAAGAAAGATTTTTATTGTAAGTTAAATTTTGAGGTCGATGGTCAAGATTACTTTATAGAAAAAACAGCTAAAAAACAAAGAAAGGGTAACGTTAAGGTAGATATAGATTTTTATACAATAGGTGATGATGGTGAACGTGTATCCATGAATGGTGACCAACGTAGAACAACACAAGTAAATATAAGAAAAGTAATTGGTACATATGATGACTTTATATTGACGGCACTTTCTTCCCAAACCAACAATTCTGTTTTTATAGAAAAAACACAAAAAGAGAAAAAAACTTTATTAGCTCAATTTATGGGATTAGAGATATTTGATAAATTATGGTCATCTGCTAATGAAGAAATAAGAGAAGTAGCTGCAATACTAAAAAACTTTAAAAGAAACGATTGGGAACGTGAGCTATCAGATATCAAAAAAGAAAAAGAGGACTTTGAGAAAAAACATGAAAAGTTATTAGAAGCTCAAGGTGTAATAGAAGAAACAAAAAACTTAGAAGAAGACACGGTTAGAGACCTCACTCGAAAGTTAAAATCTATAGACAAATCAATATCAAATATAGATGAGCTTGAAGATGAAAGAGATACTCTTAACGAATCAATTAGTTTTGTAAAAAGTCAATATGAACAGGCTAATGAAAAGTATGAAAAAAGAATAGATGATAAAGAAAAATTAAATGACAAGATATCAGGTCATGAAAATAATGACACTAATAGTAAGTATGAAGAGGCAGTTGATAAAATGGATTATGGTGCAAAACTTACGTCTGATTTGGATAGGGTCAAACAAAATGTAAGTGTCAAATTAGAAAAAGTAAAAAAGCTAGGTGATTTAGAGTACGATGAGGATTGTGACTATTGTATGAAGAATCCGTTTACACTTGATGCGATAGAAACAAAAAAAATAATTGATAAAGACAAAAATAAAGTTAAGGATTTATTACTAAAAATTGATGTATATAATGATTGGTTTCATAACAATTGGAAAAAGATAGAAAACGCACACATAGATTATCAAGAAACAAAACTAGCTTTTGATAAGATATCATCGTTAATTAATGAGTCAAAGCAATCTACACAATTGTTGGATGAAAAAGAAAAAAATTACATCAATCAATTAAAATTCAACGAAGAAAAAATACAAAAGTATTATGAGCAAGAACAAGACATAGTATACAACTCTAATATTGAAAAAGAGATACAAACGACAGAGGATAATTTAAGTGATACAAACTATAAATTAGACAAAGTCAACAAAGAGATAAATTCTGTTTTTGCCGAAATAAAAGTTTTAGATACAAAGAGAAAAAATATATTAGATAACATAGATAAGGTGGCTGACCTTGAGAAAAAATATGAGGCTTACGAATACTATCTTGATGCAGTGAAACGTGATGGTGTTCCATACGAACTCATAACAAAAGCATTACCAACAATCGAGGGTGAGGTTAATAACATATTATCTCAATTGGTTGATTTCCAAATGGTGTTTGAAATGGATGGAAAAAATATCAATAATTACATAGTCTATGATAATGATAATATATGGCCTTTAGAACTTTCAAGTGGAATGGAAAGATTTATATCTTCTCTAGCAATTAGGGTTGGTCTAATAAATGTATCTAACCTACCACGTAGTAATTTCTTAGCTATCGATGAGGGTTGGGGAACAATGGATTCAGATAACCTAAATTCAGTATACAATCTATTTCAGTATCTAAAATCACAATTTCAATTCACATTGATTGTATCACATATAGATTCTATGAGAGATGCGGTAGACACACTCTTAGAGGTTAAAAAAGAAAAAGACTTCAGTAATATTATTTTTGATTAGAATATAATATTGTTCTAGTGCATTTTTCTTTTATCAATTGCTCTAAGAGGGCATACATCTTGATGCCATGCTTTTTACAATGTTCCTTAAGCAGGTCTCTGAATTCTTTTCTTATTTTAATTGTTACAAAGTCTTCCATATAAATAACTATATTTTAACTACTTTTTTACTATATTTTTTCAATAATATTTTTAGTGGATATTTATTTAAAATAGGAGTTTTTAATGGGTGTTCTCCCCCGCCGTTTAATAAAACAAAATCTTAACGAAGTAGAGGTTTTCTTACAAGACGATAATAATGAATTTATCGTGGTGCAAGACATACCTGATACTTTCGGACAAGGTCGTGCATCATTTAAGGTATTCGGCTCAGATTTATTAAAACAAGGTGTAAAGCTTAAAGCTGAAATTTTAGATGCTAATGGAACACCAGTATTCATCACACCTGTAAGATATAGGTATAATAATTCACTTCCTACTTTACCTTTTACCTATTTTACTGTGGAGGTATATTCACCACCAGTCAACGTAGGTGGTAAAGCCGAATTAATTATTTTAGGTGAATTAGATAATGAAAAAATCAATGTCCCATCTGAGTTTGTTGGTAGATATAATGTAAGGTATCGTAAAACAATTAATCTTGATGTCTCAAAAACCACTAATACTTCACCAATTTTATTTTACAAAAAACCATCCGTCACAACTAATGAGACTCTTAAGAAAAGATTAATACCAATTGGTAGTAATTCAATAACCACAACAACAATATCAGGTAGTGGTATATCAGGTTTCTCACTTAATGCTGGAGATAGATATTTTCCAGACCCAACAAGCACGGCTGGTGGAGCACCAGCTGGAACAGACACCACTAACACTCAAGAAGAAACATCAACAATAAAAAATGCACCAG